TTAATGGTCAAGCGGCATATACTATGAACCACGGCGGCGTTGCGTTTGCACCACCGAGTGCTAACGCTTTGATAGTCAGTGTGAATGGCGTGATACAAGAAGCCGGTAGTGCTTATAGCGTAAACCAATCAACAATTACCTTTTCGGAAAATCTAGTCACTGGTGATGTGATAGACTTTATTATTGTATTAGGTGACACCGGTTCTGCTGTTGTGCCATCAGACGGTAGTGTAACAACCGTGAAGCTGGGTGGAAGCAGTGTAACCAATGCCAAGATAGATACAATGGCGGCAAGTAAGTTAACAGGAGCATTACCAGCTATTGATGGGTCCGCTCTTACTGGACTTACAAGTGGGTTTGTTTTTCCAGCGGAACAGGCACTGAACGGTCAAACTAATGTTGATTTTACGGGAATACCTAGCGGTACAAATATCATAAAATTTTCCATGTGGCGAACAAGCGGCTCCACTACAGGTGGTGTTCCTGCAATCCAAATTGGTGATAGCGGTGGCATTGAAACATCAGGTTATGCAACCCAAGATACATTTGTAGGTTTAACTGCGTCTTCTAATTACGGGGGTAGTTCCAATACTGCTTCATCTTGGAACACAAGCCAGTGGACAGCCGCTAGTAATGTTATGACTATTTGTGGTGAAATATTTAGAATGTATGGCAACATATGGTTCCTCCAAGCGGCATTTCTACAAAACGATACCAACCCAAATTATTTTAATAATTTACGAGGCTTCAAAGAACTTTCTGGGGAACTTACACAAATAAGATTTACAAGAACTGCTGGTACTTATGATGATGCCAATAGCTATGTTCGTATAGGATATCAATAGGAGACTAGCATGGCACTTACACGCATTAAAAATCAGGGTCTGCCAACTTTAGATAGAGGCAAGCTACCAGCGGGTTCGGTGTTACAATGTGTGACAACAAACTATGCAGATGATTTTACATTTACTCTTAGTAATGGTAGCTCATCAGACAACGGTAAAATAGAAGTTGCAACAGGTTTAAACTGTTCTATTACACCTACCTCAACAAGCAGTAAAATACTTTACCAAGCTACAGTTTATATAGGCAGTAACTCAATGTATGACTTAGGAATACATATAATTAAAAATGCTACGGCAACGACTGCGGCTACAACTTATACAGATACATCACCTTGCGGTGGTTCTTATCTTTCTGATTCAAGCGGCAATGCCATAAGAGGACAGATATCGGGTATTACACCTAGAGCTACGGGAGTTTTAAATCTTTATCGTCAGGCTAGTGGCAGTGCTACCGACCCTACATATATGATAAACCCGACTAGTATGATTTTACTTGATCATCCAAATACCGCCTCGCAAATTACTTATAATTTTGCAATGTCTTTCTATAACTGGGACACTCAAGCTATTTATTTAAATAGGTCAAACTCAAATCAACAGCATGGTGGTGGTTTATATGACACTAATCCAGTTAGCACTGTTACATTAATGGAGATTGCAGGGTAATGGAAATGTCAAGCATGATGTTCTGGAACATTTTACTTACGCTGGTAATCGCGCCAGCGTTATGGACGTTCCGTCAATTAATGAGTGAAGTCAAACGTATTGACATACTGTTGAACCGGACACGGGAAGAGTATGCGACTAAGATAGAATTGCGTGAAGATATGCGACAAATCAATGAGGCTCTCCATCGGGTGGAAGATAAGTTAGACCGGGCGTTAAGCAAAGGCTAAAAAAATTTTGCTGTCTTTTAGACATAGACAGACTGTGTTATAGTTATCTATGTCTATGACTAGAAAGGAATATAGTTAGATGTCTAGGGCAAGAGATTTAGCAGACATAATTAGCGGTGGGTTTGATGTACCTTTGGCTTCCCTTGATAATGTCCCAGCTTCAAATGACGCATCGGCTCTAACTACTGGGACTTTACCATCAGCTAGATTACCAGCGACCCTACCCGCACGGGATGGCTCTGCTTTAACTAATCTATCAGCCGCTAATCTTACAGGCGTAATTCCTACTGCAAATTTTCCAGCATTTTTGCCAGCCTCGGATGGCTCTGCTTTAACTAATCTATCAGCCGCTAATCTTACAGGCTCTCTACCAGCCATCAGTGGTGCTAATCTAACAGGTATTAGTGCTGGTGCTACAATATATGATGGTATTGCTAACTTACCTACTACTGCCGATGAAGGTTCGAGTGCTTTTGTAAAAGCTAATAATTCTTTTTATGTTCGTGGAAACGGGCAGTGGCAAACCACAACTTCTTTGGTAGGCACACAACCTGTTCAACAAGAGTTTCTTCCTGATAGTAATGTAGTCAGTAACGGCTCAGACCTTGGCAGAAGAGTTCACATAAGTTCTGATGGACAAACCGCTGTGGCGGCGGCTAAATCAGATGACACTTCTGTAACCAATGGGGGTAGTGTTCTTATTTATCAGAAAGGTTCTGATGGAAGTTTTGCATATCATCAGAGGGTGGAATCGAGTGATAGACAAACAAGCGATGCTTTTGGTGGTAGCGTATATCTAAGCGATGATGGTCTTTATTTAGCTGTAGGTGCAGAAAACGAAGACCAACTTCATAATAATTCTGGTGCTGTTTATATCTTTAATAGAGCAAACACCACTGCAAACTTTGCACAACAGGCAAAACTAGTCACATCAGACGGTTCATTTTATGACTACTTTGGAACTTCTGTAGCTTTCAACGCAGACGCTACATATCTTGTTGCGGGTGCGGATGGTGAATATGGTGACCCTTATGTAGGCACAGCGGCTGGTGCGGCTTATATCTTTACAAGGTCTGGTACAACATGGACAGAACAAGCAAAACTCCGTACCAGCGACTTAGCTACTTATGATGTTGTTGGCACAAGCGTTCACATAGATGATGCGGCAAATTATGTTGCTATTGGCGCACCCGGAGAAGGTAGACAAAATAACTTTACAACATCTGGTCTTGGTGCGGTGTACATATTCAACCGGTCTGGAACCACTTGGACAGAGCAACAGAAACTTACCTCAACTAATGTAAGCCCCATAAATAATGGCGGTCAGCTAGGGCATTCTGTGTATCTTGAGGCTGGAGCAAATTTTGTTGTGGCTGGCGCACAGACTGCTGACACTTCAAGTATATCTTCCACTGGCGCAGTGTATGTTTTCACAAGGTCTGGCACAACGTGGACACAAGCGGCACAACTAATCGGAACTCAAGAGAGCGGTAACAGCGCAATGTTTGGCTCTGCTGTTGCAATAAACAAAAAGGGAACCGTAATGGCGGTTGGCGCAAAATCTGATGACACTAACGAAAGTGGCGGTGGTGCTGTTTACATTTTTGACAGATTGACATCGGCTCAAACTTGGACACAAAGAGCCAAAATGTATCATTTTAAATCAAGCGGAAATAGTCGTTACAATGACCTTCTTGGAGAAACAATAGCTATAGATAATGCTGGTACAACATTATTTACTGGGGCCTATAGCAATGATGACCAGAGTGGGGGTGGCGGCTCTGTTTACTTTTTTACAAACACCTTTGCTACCGCAACTGCTAACGGTTTGAGTAGACCACGCGGTTCTATTATCGAAGAAGTATCAGGCATTTGTGATGGCAGGATAGTCAGGGCTGAATCTGGTGTTTATGCAATGCCAAATGTTACCGCTGTGCTTAATCTTACAACTAGCTATCAGGCATTGACTGGTTCTGAACTTACTTACTTTGCTCCTGCTGGTACAAAAAGAGTTAAATATCAACTTGAAGTAAAACTAAAAGCAACTGGATATAGCGGTATTTCACATTACAAATTGTTTGTTGATGATGTTGAAGTAACAAAGTTTAGAACAACTCGAAACTATAGTTATAGCTCATCAAACCAAGGCAACTTATATGAAAGTTTTGTATGGGTGTTTGATTGTGATGGAACTGCTGATGCGGATACAGGAACATTTTCTGAATGGATTGGCGGTAAAACAATACGCATGACAGCGCGAGAATATAATTCAAGCTATCAAATGCAACTTCATAATAATAGTTGGTGGGATGGCACGGGTGCTTCTGGTGTTGAACAGCTTGGTGAACCGATTTTAACGATAACGGCATATGCGTAGGTGACTTATGGCAAAGAAACCCAAACTCACCAGAACAAAGTCCGGAGTAGTGTACAGAGGTGAACGCTTTCCCGGCGTAAACAAGCCTAAACGTGCGCCATCATCTAGCAAAAAGAAGATGCGGGTCCTCGCAAAAGAAGGCGACAAAATGCGTGTGATTGAGTTCGGCGCAAAAGGTTACGGACATAACTATAGTGCCGGTGCTAGAGCCAACTTCAAAGCTAGACATAATTGTAAGACAGCTACATCAAAACTGACTGCCCGTTATTGGGCTTGTAAAACTTTATGGTCGGGTCCGAAAGGGAGTAAAAAATCACCGCCAAAAGGCTCAAGGAGAAAGTGATGTTTACCGCCTCTGTTTTCTTTTGCTGGATAGCTTTCGGGGGGCATCAATGTTTGGTGGCACACGATACTGAAGGCCCATACCTAAAAAAAGAAGACTGTGAGAAACGGTTAAAAGAAATAGAATTTACCATTCACAAAAACATACCTATGTCCCGCATCAGGGCAAAACTATGTGAACAGATGCAAGAAGGAAACATCTGACAAATGAAGCCACGGTCTAAAACAGAATACATAGTCATTCACTGTGCTGATACCTATGAGACTATGGACATCGGCGCGGAAGATATTCGCAAATGGCATGTCGAAGAGCGCGGCTGGTCAGACATCGGGTATCACAAAGTTATTCGCCGGGACGGTACGGTTGAGACAGGACGAGACATAGACGTGTCTGGCGCACACGCCGCTGGTTTCAACTCAGTGTCTATAGGTGTGTGTCTAGTAGGTGGTAGAGGCGAAAATGATGAGGCTGAAGATAACTTCACGCCACAACAATGGGAAAGTCTGGAAGGACTAGTAGACGAATTACAAGCTAGTTACCCAGATGCAGAGGTCCTTGGACATAGGGATTTACCAGATGTGCAGAAGCAATGTCCCGCATTTGATGTGCGTAGCTGGCTGTTCTCAATCAAACAATGAGGTGAAGTCATGATACATAAAAAGAAAAAGAAGAAGAAAAAGGGCGGTTATGGCTACTAAGAATGTCAAAGCACCGGCTGGGTTTCATTGGATGAAATCTGGCCAGTCCTTCAAACTTATGAAGAACCCACCGGGTGGATATAAAAAACATCCGGGGTCTTCTTTGTCTGCGGCCTTTACCATTCAGAAGGTTCATAAGAATGGCAAGTAAAAAGAAAATGAAGCGGCCAAATAAAATATGCGCGGCTGGTATAGCTTGGGCAAAGCGTACCTTTGACCGGTATCCATCAGCGTATGCAAACATGGCCGCTTCTAAATATTGTAAAGACCCTAACTATGCCAAAAGCGCAAAAGGTAAAAAGTCCAAGCGCAAAAGGAAAAAGTAATGGGAGAGTTAAAGAAATGGGTGAAACAAAATTGGGTGCGTATTGGAACTGATGGAAGTATCAAGGGGCCATGCGGCACATCAAAGAATAAAAAGAACCCAGACCGTTGTCTACCACTCGCGAAAGCTAGGAGCCTTACAAAGGCACAGAGAGCGGCAACAGCAAAAAAGAAAAAGGCTTCAGGCAAAAGAAAACAGTTTGTGCGAAACACTCCTGCCGCGAAGGTTTCGTCTAAAAAGGGAAGAAAGAAGAGAAAGGGCTAATGTTCAACCTTGGGAATAAAATATGGACCCGATTACAATTGCTACTGCCGCGTTCGCCGCAATTAAAACTGGCGTTAGTGTGGGAAAAGATTTGCAATCGCTTGCTGGTGACATCGGTAAGCTGTGGGGAGCTATTGACCAAATTAACGATGAACATAATTCAGAAAAATCAAAACGCCGTGGGTCTGTTGAAGAACAAGCTCTGCAAACTTTTATTGCTAAGAAAAAAGCTGAAGATATGGAAGATGCCCTTCGGCAAATAATATACGCCACACGCGGCATCAATGGTTGGAATGAACTGGTTAGACTTAGAGCGCAAATAAGAAAAGAAAGATTAGAAGAAAAGCATCGAAAACAAAAAAGGGTAGAAGAGATAAAAGAGATTATCATGGCCGGTGTACTGGTCACAGTTTTTACCAGCCTCATCTGTTTCTTTGGATGGATTGTTTGGGAAGCTAGAAAAGTTAGAGGTTAACATGGATATTTGGAAAACCGCTAAAGAAGTTCTGGGTGTTGTGGCACCTACTATTGGCACCGCTTTAGGTGGGCCGATGGGTGGCGTAGCCGCACGGACTTTAGCTACGTCATTGCTAGGCAAGTCTGATGCGACTGAGCAAGAGATTATCTCTGCGGTGACGGGCGCATCCCCGGAACAGTTAGCCATGTTGAAGAATGCAGAGCTTGAATTTCAGACAGAAATGAAAAAGCTAGACATAGACCTCGCAAGAATAAACATGCAAGACCGAGACAGTGCTAGACGTAGACAGGCAGAGATGGGTGATCATGTTCCTTCTGTGCTGGCTATCATGACCCTTGTATCTTTTTTTGGTTACATCGGTGCAGTTACATTCTGGCCCGGTGGTATTGATGCAGACATAGGATTTATCAACATTGCAGTAGGTTGGCTTGGCGGGACAGCATCAACAGTCGTGGCTTACTACTTTGGTTCAAGTGCAGACAACAGTCTGAAAAAGGGAAAAAAATAAATGGATATGACAGAGTATCAGGAAGATGCCATAGAGACAGCCATCTATCCAGACAATGCAAAGATACTATACCCAACACTGGGTTTGGTAGGCGAAGCTGGCGAGGTAGCAGAGAAGGTAAAGAAAGTTATTAGAGATGAAGGCGGCGTATTCACAGAAGAAAAGAAAGTTGAGCTTGCAAAAGAGCTTGGTGACGTACTGTGGTATATCGCAAACATTGCGGCAGACATAGACATGGAACTTAACCTGATTGCCACCATGAACCTAGACAAGCTGGCATCAAGAGCGGAGCGCAATAAACTATCCGGGTCCGGGGATAACAGGTAATGGCAAATTTTCAACAAGCATCCACATTCTTACGTTCATTAGGCCGTGCCGCGTTACCCGATTCCATGCGCTCAGAAAAATATACTGAAGCTGATTTCAACGAAGGTATGATGCGTGTGCTGACAGACTTTGTTCAAGCAAACTATGCTGGTAAAAAACCCGGCACATATGGTGTGGACTACCCTGCCCTAGAAAGATACTTCAAAGAAGGTAACGTAGTCACAGGCAAAGGCAGTAAGTTTTCAGACGTTGGTGCGTTGAAGACAGTGCTAGGTCAGTTTGATGTGAAGGTAAATCCAGACGGTTCATTCACTATCTTGGATAGCTACGACTTCAACCAACAAGATGAGTTTGGTAATCCGATGGGTAGACAAGCTACTATGGGTGATGTGTTTAGCCGGTTGAACCCTATGCAAGATTATAGAGGCGGCTTTACTGACCGCCTCTATGGTGCCGCTCGTATGTTTGGCGGCGTTGTTTTACCTGAAGGTGGTTCTAATGCAGTGCCAATTGAAATTAATATACCTTCTCAATCAGGAATGGTATCAACTCAGCCAACAACTGTATCAGTAACAGGACCTCTTTCTCGACCATCACAACCGTCTTTCGCAGATATCTCAGCTATGATTTCTGAAGCCGCCGAGCAGTCGCTTCGACAGAAGAGAGCGGCAAGTGCGGGACGTAGTATGGGGTTGCCTCTCGGCTAAGTTCGTGCTGTTTAATTTTGTGTCTAAGCCTTAGAATATAATAGCACATACAGACAAACACCAACGGTTCAATGATGACAAAAATCCATATGTTGATTTCATTGTATGTCATCCCGATGTATTGTGCCGCTACATTCAAGATATTAACGCAGTGATTAAATAACCAATCCATAGTCTGTGAGTAATTCATTGTTACCTCTTTTAGCTGTGTCCGTTTGTGTGTCCGTCACATCTGCGAAATATGCGAAATATGACGGACACAGGGCTTTTTTTGTTTTTTATTGACATCTGTCAAACGTGTCGCTAAGTACTGAGATTGTTACGTTTTTCTATTCCGGAGGGGTGGCAGAGCGGTTGAATGCACCGGTCTTGAAAACCTATTCGTGGAATAAAAAATTCAAACAAATCTAAATACTTAACTAGCAAAGACCGGCGTGTGTGTCAGTCCTTGTGTCAGTCCTCTGACCGCATCGTGCAATTCAGAGGGCAAGATGTGTGCGTACTTCTGTGTAATAGAGATATCAGAATGTCCTAAAATTTCTGATACATATTCAATACGCAAGCCCTTTGCAAGGGCATGTGTAGCAAAAGTATGACGCAAATCGTGCCAGACAAAGTCCGTTATTTTACTGTTGTCTAGACACGTCTCCCATGCAGAACGATTGCTACAAACACGGTCACTTGTGTCTGAGTTATAGAACACAAAGCCACGCATACAGAGTGGCTGACTGTGTAAATATTCCAAAACTTCTACTGCTTCAGAAGTCAAAGGAACCTTTCTGTATTTTTTATTTTTGTTTAGTTCTGATGGCAGAAACAACTCTTTACCTTTTGCTGTGTCACGTACCATATCCCATTTCAAACTAAACTGTTCGTTCCATCTAAGTCCGGTAGCCAAAGCAAAAGTAATCTGATGATACAAGTCTTTGTTAGAAGATTGTTTAGCTACGTTGAGTAGATGGTCTACTTCATTATGGGTCAGATATCTAATCCGTGTTTCACTATCCTTTAGCTGTTTGCTATCGAATGATGCCACTGGATTATACTTGACCCTGTCGGGTCTTTCACTGACCCAGTAGTTGTACATTTTACTGAGTAAACGTATGTCCCTGAGAATGGTTGCGTCAGTCACACCGGTCTCACGTCTAGCCATAGCGTAAGCCTTGATATCCGTTGTTTGTACGTCTGAAAGATACATCTCTCCAAAGAACGGTGTAAGCATACGGCTACTGGTAATGTACCGGTCAGCCGTACCCCAGCGAACACGTCTTTCGCGAAAGTCTATTTCATTATTTATAAAGGTCACACCACAGTAATCGCTCAGAAATGTGAGCATGGCTTCAGAGAATGAAACGTCTGAGGCTCTTCTCTTTTGACCCTCTATTTCAGCATGTCGCAACTCTTCCGCGATGCGCTCCGCTTCGCGTTTAGAAGTTGCTTCAGTTGCTTTTCGGTACTTAACTCCGTTGATTTGATAGGAAGCGTACCAAGTTTTACCACGTTGGTAGGCTGGCATTTATATTCTCCTTCATTTGTCCAGTCTGTAAGTTTGTCTAGTTTGTATCTCCAAGCCTTGTCGAACCTAAAAGCAACCCCCTCTAGACGGCCAGACTTTGTCCAGCTATATAGCGTAGACGTACTTATACCCAAGTACTCAGCCGCTTGTTTGGTTGTAACGAAACCTGTTGACAACATTATAATGTGGTCCTTATATTATAAAGTCAATATAGATTGGTAATTATAGATGACTGACGAAGATTTTAAGAAACTTGAGATGCGGACATACGCTATAGATATATATCTACAGAAGGTTCGGACTTGGGTAACAGCAAGAGGTTTTACACCACACGGCCTAGCCCGTAATTGTGGGCTTGGCCCCGGCACTTTAGCCAAAATGTTTACACCTGATTGGAACCCTAGAGCCGACACGTTACGTATCCTTGAAGACTATATGTTTGACCACGATGAAAGAGAAAAGAATTTAGAAGCAACAAAGCCACGCATTTAAAACAATTCCAGTTGTGGTAAATCTTCATCTTCTTCTATCTCTTCTAATGTTTCAGTAAGCCACTCAAGATATTTCGCCGCCTTTTGTAAGTCTTGAATTTGATTTTTATGGCGAAACCTGTGTAGGTATTTTTTGGCATTGCCTTCACAGAAGTATGAAAAGCCAACCAACCCCATGCTGTCTTTGAGGTAATCGATACATTCGATGTCCCCCTGCGTGTAATGCAGGGGGTTATCAATCAAGTCTTTATCAAGCTGTCTCATTTTCCAAAGCATCCAATCGTAATATCTTAGAGGTTCTTTATCAGACACCACAGCTACCACCATGTCCTGTGATATCGCAGATGTCGTGGGTCTCGACAGCCTCTTCAAACTCTTCACCAAGTTTGCTCTTTGCCTCTTTGTAATCGACAGAGACCAAAGGCTGTCCACCACGCGAACCATCTGGGTAGCAAGTGAAGCCACGTAGACGGTGCATGTATTTCGCAAGGGTCTCTGCAAACGGACGGACTGTGTCTTCGTTGTTCAGCTTGGAACCCCATGACGGTAGATTGATTGTGCTTGAGATAGACATGTCTACATAATCTTGCACGTCTGCTTGGAATGCCATGCGGCGTTCATAGTCCGCAGACAAATCCAACGCACTCTCAATCTTTTCTGGCTGGATATCATAGCGGTCAATCACAGCTTGTGCCGCCGCATCTACAACATACTGATAGTGCCACTTGCTACCACCCTTCAGATATCGTCTCTTATATGCAACAGCAAACAGTGGCTCGATGCCTGTGGTGGTAGCGGCCAAGATGCCAATCGAACCAGTCGGGGCAATGGCGCGAACCTTGACCGGTCTGCTTATGCCCAACTCATCTGCTGATTTCTTTGCCACATGGTCAGACACAGACTTGTAGACATGCAACCAGCGGTGCATCTCTTCTGTGACTTCATACTGCTGTCCGCGCTGTAGCAACCACTCATGCATCCCCATGAGACCCAAACCAAGACGGCGGTTCTTTTCACGGACTTTATAAACTTCATCATATGGAAGCTGTGCTTTGAGTGTGCCACAAATCAGGAACTTGGTAGCCAGTTCTACACACTGACGGAACTCAGCAATGTCTTCTATTCGAGACATGTTCAACGAGCCAAGATTACAGACATCACTATCATCTTCAGACGTGACTTCTGTACAGGCGTTACGCAATGTCTCGTTCTCGTTCTCGAAGAAATTAAAGCTGAACCCCGGCTCCGCTGATGATAGAGCCTGACGTGTGTTGTCATAAAACAACTCAGGCAACTTCCCAGTTCGCCAATAATCTTCTAAGAACTTGGTGTCCCAGTTGACAGAGATATTGGTCATGTCTAGTGGGGCCGCATAATTAAAATCGGCTTCTTTCAAATCAGCTACAGTCTTGTCTGTGCCAGCGACTGGCATGGACTTCCAATCTTTAGCACGTAAGAACGCTTCAACATCTGAGTGTTGCCAGTTCAGAGATGCGTAAATAGCTGAACGTCTGCTACCGCCCTGCATGACACGCCGACCAATCTCATTGATGGCTGTCATCAAATCAATCGGGCCTGATGCTGTACCACCGGTACGCTTGAGGGGTGCGCCTTTGCCACGCAGTATGGAATAGTCCACACCAATGCCACCGCCAGACATCAGACATGACATGGCTCTCTGAGACACAGCGGCCCACTCTTCACGGGTGTCCTCTTGTGCGCGAAGCAAATAACAGTTGTTGAAAAACTTTGCGGGGCGACCAGCATAATACAGATAGCGACCACCGGGGATGAAACGCATAGTCGCAATCATCCATTTCAATTGGTCCACTTCGGACTGTGGTAGAACACTACCGCAGACATCATCGACCAATGTGTTAGATAATTCTTCCCATGTGTCTGCACCCTCATGACTGTACTTGTGATGAAAAATACTTTCTGCAAATTCGTTGCGGAATACGGAAGTGTTCTGTTTATATAACGCGGACATCAATTAAAACCTTACTTTGCCTCTCCCCAAGTCTTGCCAATGTCACCTTCGACAAGCCCACGTTGAGGTATATTTTCAAACAAAGACGTTGCGGCCCATCGCATTGTCTCAAGCATCAGTGCCAATGTTTCTTCAGCGTGTTCATCAGGAACTTCCGCAATCAGTTCATCGTGAACAACGTGAACCAGATAGGCTGGAATATCCCCCCAGATTTTGGGGAACTTGCTAAGAGCCAACAGCATTATCTCTGCCGCACCGCCTTGGCACGGCGTGTTAATGGACTTGGTAAAAAGCTGGGTAGATTTGAACGGAGCGTACACCCGTCCTTGCGGTGTCCATAAGAACCCGCTCCTGTCAGCCCTTTCCCGTGTCTTTCGTATCCAATCCCTGAGACCTGTGTAGAGGTCCAACACTTCGTGCTGAATTCTACCAGCCTCATGAACCGTAGTCGGATGCCCGTTGGTAGTCAGCACTTGTGCTAAACCCCTTGGACCCTGACCAAATAGAAGACCAAAGATGCAAGCCTTTGCGGCCTGACGCATCCACTTTCCCTCACCGGCTTTGAAGTAATCGTCACCAGTCTCGTTTGGATAGTCACCTTTGAAACAGTGACGGGCAGTCAAAGTGTGAATATCCAAACCGTCTTCTATCGCGTCCAACAAAACCTTATCTTTTGACAAAGCCGCTGGGACCCGAACTTCGATTTGACCATAGTCACACACGACCAGACTATGATGTTCTTTGGCTTTAAACAGATGTCTGAATTCTGGTGTTGCATTGATTGTTTGCAACGCTGGTTCGGTTACGCTGAAGCGTCCTGTTTCCGTGCCGCCAATGCGGAAGTTTGCGTGTATACGCTGAGATACAGGGTTTACAAATCGTGAGAACTTCTCGCCCAGAGTGCTGTTGTTTTTCTTTGCATCAGCCCATTCCGCGAGTGCCATTAAGGGGGGTCTGAACTCTTCAACCAGTTGAGTGATGTTTTCTAGAACCTCAACTTTGCCAACCTTTAGCTGGCCTGTGTCTGTCTTAGGCCAGTTGTCTGTAGTGTATGGCTCACGCAACATCAGGTGATATCTCAACCAGTTGGCAACTTGTGTTGTACTGGCTGGGTTCTCAACAATGGGTGCGCCGTCCGCTCCACAAGAACTAAACAACTCAAGAGACTTCTGTCTACCTTCTGTGTCTCTGTCTGCCATGTCTACACACAGCTTGTCATGCGCCACTCTATCAAACCCGATGCCGTTAGACATGACCTCGTTTACCGCTCTAATACTGGAGCGCATAAGATTATAGACCCATTCACATTCTTCGTAAGGAGTGCGCTTGCTGTCCTTGACCAGAGCAAGCTGGGCCTCATGTAACAACCAAGTCGCTACCACGTCACCAGCCGCATACCGGACTTGCTCTGTGTCTAAGTCTGGCTTAGACCAATCGGATGCCTGTTGTTCTTTGCTGGGTTCTTTGTCCAGAACAACACGACATCTTTCGGCCAGCGTCTTGCGTTCTGTTGTCAGAGATACAAGGGCCTGTGCCTGAAGCAATGTGCAATGTGGATGTCTGAATGGTATGATACCATGCTGGGTCAACATCTTCACATCGAACTGTGCGTTATGAGCCAGCCACACAACATTGTACAAGTTGAGTAGACGTTTACCTATCTCATCAAACTTACGCAAAGTAACAGCCCAGCGGTCTACTACATGCACCGCCCCCATGCCATCGTATATCTGAAGCAGTCGGACTTGGCCTGTACCTACATTCAGCCCTGCCCGTTTCACATGTCTGGCTATGTCATTAAGTATGCTACGTGCATCGTCCATCCTATCTTTGACAGACTGTCGGTCTGCCTTTTGCTGGGCAGTCAGCTTCGCAATGACAGGAAACTTTTCAAACTCCTCGCGGATTTTGTTATAGGTTTCTTGTTCTGCGCGGTACTTGTCTAACAAAGACATGACCGCCGCTGTCTCAACATCGACAGACAAAAGCATCGGGTCCATCTGTGTATGGAACTTCAGCTTCTGTTCAAACTCTTCAAGCATGATGTCTACGTCAGCATCACTGGTAATGAAGTTGAGTTCAACGTCATGCATAAAGTCATGATATTTTGGGGTGGCGGCTGTCTCACCACCACCCAAAACGTCCTGCAAGTCTTTCATGATTATTCCAATGGAATGTCTTTAGATGCAGACGAACCTTCGCTAGACACTGTCTCTGTCTGTACAGGCGGCTGGTCATCTGGTGTCATCCATCTGTTGATAGTCATGCCGGGAATGTTTACCTTGCCGTATTTTCTGTGCTTGTAATGGTCAGCAAAAAACTTCACGACTGGCACCTCACCTTTGTGTGAACCTGTCCGAACTTCTTTAACCCACTGCTTAATCATCTCGCCAGTTGCACGTTGCGCTCCATTAGATGAGCCGGTGAACTGGGCATAGATGTTGGCTTCGACACCGAACGTAGGCAGAATGTTCATTTGGAAACGGACATTCTTTGACCAGCCATCATTTTGCTGAGTGTAGGGACCGTAGTCTGTCAACGTCTCTTCAGGGGCCATGTCTTCACCAAGGCCATACCAGATTTCATCTACGTTTACGCCGTCCTTCCAACACACCCAGCCGAACTGGATGTTTGGTAGGTCAGGCACAGCTTCAAAGCTGTTATCTGGAAAGGTATCTTCTTCGCGCCCAATGACCCACTCACCTTTTTTAAACTTGATATACTGCATACCACCGGATGTTAAATCAGCGGTTGCAGTCTCAAGACTGTTGGCAAGGGCATCAATGTTTGCTACATCAAAGTTAGGGGTTGCAATCAATTGTGACATCTCTATTCCTTTTTGTTACTATGTCTGTGTCTGGATTTAAGTGCGTAAAGTGACAGAGAGCCGGGGTGTGTATTCCCCCTCGGTCTGAAAGTCGCTAGGTTGTAACCCCGCTTTTTCAAACTTCTCTTTGTCATAACGCGGTGGAGATTTCTGTGCGTACACAGAAACCGAACCCCAATCAGCTTTCACTTTTTTAGTGTCTGCTTCTTGAAGAACCTCTTTGATTTCCTGTTCTACGTCACGCACTTCTTGTTCTTTGTCCTTTTTGACAGACACAAGAGCGTGACGTTTCACAGCTAAATCGAACAGGCGTTGTTCAACAGCCTGTTCATAATTGGATTTTTCTTGAGTGGGCAGTGCGGCAACAAGGTCACCGTTACATTGTCTGCGCCACGGGCAATACTGACATTCATCGCCACCCATCAACTTGCCTTCTGGCATGGGTAAATTATCTGGAGAATACCAATTGAATATTTCAATACATCTCGCACGTAGGCCGTCAGCTATCTTCTGGTCAAACGGTATAATGAAAGTCTTTATCTGCGAATAGAAACTGGCATTGACGTATGTGATCACAGCATGTGTTGGCTCGTACTCTGTAAGACGGCGAACTAAATCCATGCCCTGTTGACATTGCAAAACGTGAGCATCTTTTGGTTCTCTCAAAAAATCGTATGGGCGCGGGTCAATAGATTTGATTTCATTGTAAACGCAGTTGGTCAGTACATCCGTGCCATCTACGTTGAGAGGAAACAAATCCTTAGACACAAACAGTCCGTCCGGTGTGGCAGACTGATAAGCCAGCTTGTCTACCAGTGTCTTCTGTCCTTCATCCGTAGCCCAGAGTAACTGGATGTCATCTGGCAGACTGTGTTTCAGATTAGTAACAACCCAGTCTTCCATTGAATTACCACGCTCTGCCGCACCCAAGTCCTGAACAAAGCCGGTGTCTGGTGTAACGCTATGCTTGTCATAAACAACTTTACGCTGACACTGACCCACCTCAGAACCACCTGTTGTCATAGACCTGTTGTGTCCACCCCAAGTTTTGCTCTCTGATTTAAGGGTCATACTGGCCAACAGCATGGCCTTTGGGTCTAGCTTAAACATGTTGTGTCTTCTCCAATTAAAAAAAGGTTTTCCTTACCTTTAGCTCTATGTTGCCTACACCACAGGCGGGGGGAAGCTATTGATACGGTGAGCCGTGTCCAAAAATGATTTGAAAAATACACGTCCGCACAGGTAAAGCATTTGAGTTTGACCATGACCTTTCGCTGGCACTAATCTTGGAGTACCCCCCAATATCAGGCGTTCCCTTCCGTATAGGAATTGAATTCAATAAAATCACCGGACCGCAGTTTGTCGAACCGGTCTGCCGGTACAGTCCGCGCATCGAAACACAAAGACATTGGTTTACCACTGACCATGCTCTCACCGCTCAGAGTGACAAACATCTCACCATCAGGGCCGTGTTTAATTTCCGTGTTACGATAGATAAAACCGATAGCATCAATCGCCATCTTGTGGACAGAACAGCTTTGTTCAACTTCTACTTTTTCCATTTCATATTTCCTTCATCATTTCATCAAAGATGTTGAGGTCTTTACTGAAGTCGCCATCTACTACCTTGTTCATCATGTCCATCTTGCTAGACAGCAACCGGTACAAGACACGGTCATATGTGCCTGACGCGATGACATAATGAATGGTGCAAGGTGTCTTCTGGCCTGACCTATGTATGCGGTCTTCGGCTTGAAGCATTTCACCGACACTGAATGTTGCCTCAACAATCAGCATCTGGTTTGCGACTTGTAGATTGAGGCCAGTGCCACCGGCACCGACAGTGGTTACCAAGACACGGGCTGGATATTTTGCCTTTGTCTCTTGGAACTTGCTAATAGCTTTGTTGCGTTCTTGAGCGGATGTCTCGCCAGTGAACCCGACAGCTATGGGTTTGTGTTCTGATTTAGCTTTGCCCTGCGCGTTAATTTTAGCAACCAGTGAATTTTGAATGCTGACATGATGGCAAAAGACCACCAGCTTTTCATCTGTGCTGTCCAAAAAATCAACTATCCATTCGACAGAATTGTTGACTTTGGACTGGCCGATGAACTGGCGTAACTGAGAGAAGTGTGCGTCACCCTGCTGAATAGCCTCACGCAGATCATAATACTCTTGTGTCCATCTATTGTATTGGAAGAAGTCCAACGGAATGACAGACCGTGTCTTAGAAGGTAGGTCCAAGCATTCGTCTTTACGTACCCGATGCATTACGTTCTGTAACTCAGCATGTAATTTCGGTGCGTTGGTCAGACCATCGCACACATAACCAAACTTACCCTCATGCCCGTTGCAGTAACGGCGAGTAAATTTATACCAATCAAAAAATTTATCTGGGGCTGTAAGATTGAGAACCGGAAACAAATCTACCGGACGATTTATGATAGGTGTGCCAGAGAGACCTAAAAAGTAAGGGACCTTCTTAGCCAGTTTAACAACCGCTTTGGTGCGCTGTGCCTTCGGGGATTTGATGTAATGGCATTCGTCACAGATAACAATCTCTGGTCGAACTCCATATCGGTCAATGTGCGCGGTGGCCTTCTGAGCCATCGCATAGGATACAAGCACAACGGTCTGCTTGTCTTCTTCGGGCCAGTTCTTTCCGTCATAATCAAAAACCTCATGGCTTGGTAATAAACGATTTAACTCTGTCTTCCACTGTGTACGTAGACCAGCGGGAATAAATATAAGTATCTTTGAAAGTCCAAGGGCGCGGCAAGAAAGGATGGCAGAGATAGTTTTGCCTGTACCCATCTCATGCCCAAACACACCGCGCCCTTGATTGTCCAGCCAAAACTGGACAGCGTCAA